CTCAAACGGAGACAGTGCCTGCTGCTGTAAACCAAAGCCCTTACCAGCCAGGTTGATACCGCCGCCAAGCAAGCCTTGTCCGAACTCTGCTTGACGCATACCCATCTGCTGAGCCTGTGCAGCCAAGCCAGCATTACGCTGAGCCATAGCATTGTAGTAGGCTTCCACTTGCGGGTTAGCCGCCGCAAGTCCCGGTGCGCCACTCGGTCGAGCACCTGTAGCGCCCACAGCCAAGCCACCAGTACCAGTACGGTACAGTTTGTTCTGTAGTTGTGCAAAGGCACGCTCATCAGCCGGTGCCAGCAGTTCTTGCTGCTGAGCCATGTACTGCTGTGCGGCCTGCTGCGGTGTCTGGGCCAGATAGCCACGTCCAAGGTCAAACAAGCCCTTAGCGGCTTGGTCAATGCCTTGTTGATAACCTAAAGCATTATAACCCTGCTGTAAGCCCTGCCCAGCCAAGCCAAGCAAGCCCTCACGCATAGCAGCCACATCAGGAGCCACTTGGTAGCCTGCACCAATTAAGCGCCCGGTAGCGGGGTCATACTGGAACCCTGTACGGCCAAAGCGTGTGGTGATCCCTACTGGGCGGAACGAGGCTGCTTGAGCAGCTTGCTGTCCTGCTGCCGTGGCTGCACCAGCGGCTTGGTTGGCATTGTCGGCAGACACACCTGCGTTGAACAGGCCGCTGAGTAATTGACTATAATCAGCCATTAGTAGGTACCTCCATCAACGGTGCCGCTAAACGTACCGGAAACAGTTAAATTCGCTGTCGTTACAGTGCCGGTAAACGTAGGGCTGGCGATGTCAGACTTGGAGTTAACAGCCACCACAATGGCGTCAAACTCCGTGTTGAACTCCGTTCCCTTAATGATCTTACCGGGGTTGCCGCTAGGGAGACTATCTTTAGCAGCAAAGTTGGTTGTCTTTGTATAGTTCGACATATTTATTTAATCTTTCCGGTTTTAACGTATACGTCTAGTTTCTGGATTGACAAAGCATTGCCGTTAATGTTAGTCTCAAAACCAACCTGTAGCACGTTACCAGAACCGCCTACATTGATCTTCTCTACGTTGAAGCCTGCACTGCCGCCAAACTCTGCAATGTTGTACTCGGCTATGTTGTATTCAGCGCCCGTGAACATCGGCAGTGTTAACTGCTGCGAGTTGTAGATGTCCGAGTAGTCAAACCCGTATTTTACACTAACCGTGTAGTTCTGCCCGCCCACAAAGTAGAACCCAATCTTCTTGAGGTACTTTACTGTGGTCGGCGACTGAAAGTCAAAGTAACTGGTGTAGTAGAAGAACGGATACGTTGAGGTGTTGTCTAGGTGTCCTGTGTATTCGGCCACATAACCAGCCACTCCCAGCAGCAAGGTCTTGTCTCGCTTGTAGCAGAAAGCCTGGGGTACAAGGTTGTTCCACTGTGTCACCCTTGCAGCACCGTTCTGCATCATGGCCCTCATGTCAAAGCAGTATACAAGGCTTTGGCTGGGGATAGACAACAGGTAGAAGGCTTCCTTGTCGGAGTATGCTGCCCGGATGCTTGTTGTAGACCCCCGGAACACATCCTCAACCAAGTCATCACGCACATTGGCGCTCAAGTCACGCAGCGGAGCAGACTTCTCTTGGATCACTCGCTGTAAAGACCGAACACCACTGTCAGACAGGAAGATCACGTCGTTGCCGGTAGCCACCACCGAGTCCCTGGCTACACAGCCTACGCCGGTAATGGCGTCTTGCAGGCTCAAGGCAGCAGGGTCTTGCGGGTTCTGGTAAATCAGAATCTGGGTCTTGCCAAAGACAATCAAGAACCCGTTGTGTGAGGCCAGCGCCTGAATCTCATCCACGCCGTTAGGCCACACCTGCGATACGTCCAGCGTACCGGCAGAACCTGTACTCAGGCGGTAGCCTTCCAGCAGGTCAGAGAACTGAATCGTGTTCTTGTCGCTGGCGGTGCTTGCTGTCCATGTTCGACCAAAGGCGCTGATCGCAATGTTCGACTGCTGCACCGTAGCCACATAACTCGGGTGCTCCGAGATACGTTTGTATGTCGTTGTCGATGTCCCCGGATCATAGTACAGCGGGTCATGGCCTTCTTGGTAGAAGAACATGATGCCGTTTAGCGGAGCCAGTTGCCAGTTGTTGGCTGTAATCGTAGGAGCAGAACCGCCACCGCCGTAGGTCAGCGTTGTCAGTGTGCTTCCGTTAAGTCGGTATAACTTGTTGTTACCTGCTGCTAAAATGTAGGAAGTGCCGTTAGTTGTAATTAACTCACCAAGCGCCTGTACCGGATTAGACCCTAAATCAGCGTTTGTAGTGTGTTCTGGCAACCAACCTTTCCTAGCACCAATACGGCCGAACTTGTCAATAACGCAGTTCATGGCCTGTGTAGCGAATCCGGACTCAAGGGCAACTGAACTATCCTGCGTGTTCAGACCCATGAAACCAGGCGCTACAATGGATGTAGTGGCTAGTTTATTGTACATTACGCTTCACTCCACACCACATCTTCCTCAAATCGGTTACGCTCAAGGGCAATAGCGTCAGCCAGTGCAAGTCGATACATCTGGAACAACTCCGAGAAGTTAGCCCCGCCGTCTTCACCACGCTCACCCACAGCCTTAGCGTAGGCCAGTAACTCAACCAAGTGAGCCGGAATCTTTAAGGTGTCGCTATTGTTAACCAAGTCACCCTGCGGGATCATTAACTCAAAACGCAGCGAGTACACCCCATCCGGGATCGGCCATACCTGCACTTTGGAGTCATCGTTGCTGTCTACCCCAGAATAAGAATAATAGATAGGAGCAGCACGCTGAGTAGCATCAGCAAGATAAAACTGGCGATTAATCCAATTATTAGCGACATATCTAACCGGGGTGTCTTCCGTGTCATTCAGCACATCCTCGACCTTAAATCGTTGGCCGGAGCCGGTCAATGAATACTCATAAGTCCCGTTCACCGTAGGCACCACAATTGTAGTGCTGTGGGTAGACCACTTATGAGCATCCTCAACCTCTCGTTTGGCATCGTTCACCAGAACAGCAATCAAGGAACTGTACGGTGTGTCGTTTACCCCCGAAACTGTGGTTTCCCGCAGCCGGGTTAAAACATTATTTACAAGCTGTAAGTAAGTTTTAGCCATGTTGTTCCTATAATTATATACCAGTTACGATGTTTTGTCAACTTATTTGTCTTGTTTCTTTGCAAGTATTTCTTCAATACGGTGCAGTGCATCAATAACGTCTTGTCGGAAATCCTTGAAGTCGTCTTTTCTAATATACGACACCGGAAGGTCTTGCTTTAATTCGGCAAGGTCGTCTTTTAGTTCAGCTACTGCACCCCATAAAACCCGAGCAAACCACCCCAAAGCCGCTAAACCGGTGCTCAACACAACTTGCAGAATTTCCGCCATTGTCATTATTATCTCCCTAGTTGTGTTTATGCAGGTTTAATAGATACTAGCACTGCTCTGCCGTTAGTGCCGCTGCTTGTAAAGGTCTTTGTATTTGTTGGGCCTGCTCCGATTAAAGAATCAGCAAAGATTCCGTAAGACGGAGAAGCTCCGTTGTCGTCAATGGCGATAACGCTAAACTCTCCAGGGGCAGAAACTGTAAAACTGTTATTAGAGCTAGTTACAAAAGCAAGAAGCAGGCAGTATAAAGCAGACGGTGTTACTGACCCTGCAATCGGAGCACTTCCTGTCCCTTCTGTGCCAATAGTGTCATATGCGGCGTTACGCAGCAATAAAATTGCACCGCTTAAGTTTGCAGAGCCGCTTGAAGTAAAAGCATAAGACGCCGGTTCGGAACCGGTTGCAACCTTATAGGCTACCCTAAAATAAGACGAGTCAATAACTTCTGTCCAACCAGTGTCGCCTGTCCAGCTTTGTACGGTGCTTGTTGAATTAAGACAAATCAGTAAATCCCCAGAAACAATACCAACAGGAGCAGTAATTGTTAGCGTAGTAGACGAAGACGCAGAGCCAGTAGAAGTGCTAATTAACCGCGGTTGTGGGGGCATTACAGTAGAAAGACTGCCACCGGTAAACGACAGGCCCGAACCAACAGAGATTTCTTCAATAGCGCCTGTTGCAGCCGTTGTGCGCCCCAGAAGCCGGTTAGTGGCCATTGTCAGGCCAGAGCCTGTAACAGCCCCAGGAGCCACCAGAGTGATGTCGCCGGAACCAAGCACAGAGGCCGTGTTGATGGTCTTGATATTCGTACCACTAACCAGCGTCTCTTGCACAGCCACGTTGCCGGAACCCAGCAGGCTGGTGCTGTTAACTGTCTTGATGTTGGTGCCGCTAATCAGAGGCTCTTGGCCAACACCAACCACGTTACCACCAGCATCTTTGGTGTACAGTTTCTTGTCAGTAACGTTAACCGCCAGTTCACCTTGCACAAGGTTGCCAGCAGTAGGCACCGCAGAAGCAGTGGAACTGTTTTTAGTGATGATTGTTGCCATTGTTTATCCTCGGGTAAATAAATACTGCTGATACGCTTGTCCGATCATATCATCAGTAAAGCCTTCAGCCCTTAACGCCTCAATAGCTGCTTGGCGGTTAGCCTCCGTATCTCCTCCAGCAGCACTCGTTACAGCAGCATAGGCATTCACGATGTCCATCAGGCCGGAAGATGCCGGGTCAAGGTTAGTATAGTTAGCAGGCCCAAAACTTGATAAATAACTGTCGTAGGCTGCTCCAATGACGGCGTCAGAGATTCCCTTGCTTCTTAAAAACTCAATAGCAGCAAGTCGATTAGCAGGGGTATCGCCGCCATTAGCATTGGTAAACTGCGCGTAAGCACTGATAATGTCTGTAGCAGGGGACTCGTTAGACAGAGACTTCCACAGAGACTGAGTAACTGCCCCCGGAGCAGAAATACCTGTTTGCGGTGTCCCTGTTGTCGGTGTGGTTCCTGTTGTGGGCAGAGCCGCGTTACCGCCAGAGCCATACCAACTTTGCAGATAACCTGCTTGGTTAGGCAGCTGT